CTAGGCAGCGTTTTCAGCGTCCGGATCGGACACCGGCTGTTCACCGGTGTTCAGTGGTTGTTGTACCTGTGTTGTACCTGACGCCCCAAGCGCCTGGTACACCTGCCTTGCGGCCTCGTCGACGACAAAGGTATCCATATCCTGCAAGTAGATCTGCGTGGTACGGGTGTTAGTGTGGCCGAGCAGTCCTCCTACCTGGCGCAGGTCGCCGCGCAGCACCCGTTCCGACAGAGTGGCCAGCGTGCGCCGGGCCACGTGGCTGCTCAGCTTCTTCTCGATGCCCAGCTTCTGCGCCGCGCGCTTCAGGTTGGCGTTGATCGCCGAGGTCACGCGCTTGGTCGTCTCGAGCTGCTCCTTAGGGTGCAGCTGCTCAAAGCCGGCGGGCAGGTACGGCAGGATGTACGCGTCCGGATCCGGCTTGCCCTGCTTCGGCAGGAAGGAGTCGAGCAGCGCCGTGAGCTCGGGCGTTTCTTCCACCAGCTTGATGCGGCCGCCTTTGTCCATGACAAACCGGATGCGCCCGGCGGCGCGGTCGCGCCACTTCAGCCGCAGGATTACGCCGATGCGCGAGCCGTGGGCGTAGTGCTGCAGGAAGTACACGGTGCGCGCGGCGTGCTGGGCCGCCGGCAGCGTCACCGTTTCAAAGCTATCCACCTCCCCTTTCTCCATCCACACGCGCTTCGGCTTGGCATCCGGGTACTCGTAGAGCGCCATCGGGTCCTTGTCGGGCGTGAGGTAGCGCGCCTTGATCGCTTCCCGGATAAAGGTGTGCAGCGTCTTTAGGTTCTTCACCGTCGTGGTGCCGGCGTTGCCGACGTCACGCAGCAGGTAGTGCTCGTACTTTTTGATGAGCTCCTCGGTGAGCTGGGCGAACGGCAACGGCTTGCCGTGCCAGCTGGCCAGCTTCTCGATGATGGGGCGGCGGGAGTCGATGGTGCCTTGGCTGAGGCCAGGCGTCGGCTTGCCTTTGCGATGCGCCTCGTCGAGCACGGCCTGCTCCTGAGCGAGTACCTTACGGCAGAACGCAATAAAGTCGGGCGCGGAAGGATCCACCCCACCGTTCTTCAGCGCCGCCTTGAGCTGGTCGGCGCTCCAGGCTGGATGCGCCGTCGCCAGCTTTTTAGCATGCCGCAGCATATTATATAAGGAGTCGTTGTGCTCGGCGTGGTCGTGGTGGCTGGTCTTGATCCAGTTCTCCTTGTCCAGCGTGGCTTTCGGATTCCAATGCTTCTGTGCAATAGCGACCCCCGTATTAAGGAAACGGCTCACCCGCTCCGCCGTGATGCGCAGGCGCACATCGTAGAGCCCGTCGATGGCGTCGGGCTTGGCGGAGAGAACGAGCTTGAAGGTGGCGGGCATAAGTGGTTGAAATACAGATCATGCGGCGAAGTCAGTTCCGAACAACTTTCGGCTCGGCGAAAGCACCAAGATGGCCTCATCCTCAACCACTCTTGGATCCACTAGTTCTTTCTTTCCGAAGTTGTCTTCTAATGAACCTTCCTCGTTAACCGTAACAATGTACTGGAACTCCAGGCCATTCTCTACCTGCCTATCGACAAACTCGAGCGTGGCGATGAAGTGCGCCTTATCCATCCCATCGAAAATGCCATCATGCACCAAGAAACGGGGAAAGTTGTAGGTTGTGCGGATGTTGTGAATGGCCACGGTTAGATCGTAAAGCAATGCTCGTCCGTGGTTTTTGCCCTTCCCAAACATATCCGGCAGGGTTACCACAATGTCTAACACCTTTTCCTTGGTCTGGTCTGGGGTAATTGAAAATCCTGCCGTGTTGTTTTCCTCGGAGTACAGCGCCTGCAATACTTCGTAAAACAGCATTGTCAGGTCGTCAATAGTTCTTTTATTCTCTCTGACAAAGGCAAAGTAAGCTGCCTTAATGTTGGACACCTGCACCTCCAACAGCGCTAGATCCTGATTCAACTGCTCCAGCAATTTGGTATTGGCTTGTATTTCTGCCAAGTGTTGCTTCTGTTCGTTCAGAATATAGTAAGATTCAGTCAGGTCCTTTAAAGCATTTTTGTTTGACAAAAACGTGAACAGCTTAGCCCGTCGCTCTTCTAACTCACGAATTTGCTTTTCGTTGACCTGAAGCGACTGAGTGAGACGCTGGATTTCGTCTGACAAAAATTTCTTTCTTGAGATGTTTATTCGCTGTCGAAAAATCACAGCTTCATTTAATGATTTTTTGACAGCATAGGCCAACTCCTCAGATATTTCATTATAAATCTTTGCAACACGCTGAGGGCTTATTTTCTCATCTTGTTCATAGGTAGATATATAGTCTGCCAATAATTTATTGTCGGTAACATTTTGAAGCAATAGCTCTTTAATTTTACCGGTCAATTCATTGGCTTCATTTTCCACATCTTTATACTGTTCCGCAAGCCGGAACGAATCGATAGTATTTTCAAGTCGTTTAATTTTAGCAACAATCTTATTTATTTCGCTCGCCACCATACCTGAATCCTTCAGCTTTAAGCGTTTGGAAACGAAGTGCTGAAGCTTTTTAATTGCTGGCTTTAAAGACTTAAGCTCCGTATACAACTCTGCATTTTTGATTGCAAGGTTATTATCAAGCCCGAGCAGGTATAAATGATATACATTTAAGTCTAAGTCCTTTGCCTCAGCCAAGTACTTAAACGGATCAGCAAAAAGTCCTTTCTTAAATTTCTGAACCTTTAAGTAGAAGGATATTAAGGGGCGAAACCACTTGGCCTCCAGCAAACCTTGGTAATTTTCTGGACGGCTGAAAATGAGTTCGGCAAGCAGTTCGCGTGCTTCGTCGGCGTTCATTCCTTGGGTAAAGCCTAGTTCGCCGAATGCAACAAACTTGGGATTTGCCGTGGAGCGCTTGATTGTGTACACTTTTCCACCCACTCGGAAATTCAAGACGATGAAGTAATCGTCAGTTATTTCTTTAGCGGCGTACAGACGCGGGTTGTGCGTTTTTTGTAAAGAAGCAAGCAAACAAAAGTCTACAAGGTCCAGAAAGGTGGATTTACCAATGCCATTCAAAGACTCCTTAGGGTCTGAGGTTTCCTTCTTTCCAAAAATAAAATTGACCCCATTTTTAAATGTTACTTCTGGAAAGAGACCTGCAGGCTCTGAATAAATATTAATTAAGAACATTTTCGTCCTTTTTTTCGATGAGAATTACTTTATCTTGAACTAACTCAATAGCATCAACCAAATACAAAAACAATAACACGTCGTTATACAAATACAGAGATATTTCTTTTTTCTTAGCTAAAACCTTATGCAACTCATCAATATTATAATCATCCTTTTTCAATAATTTAATTACCTCGGCAGCAACAACCAATGCATTCTTGGTTATATCTCCATGTTTTGTTGGGGTTATCATCAGTCCCAGAGTGTTGGCGTCACTGTTTTTTCAAATATAGTACAATCCTCAAAAAACATCATTACCATAGCCATTGCAATATTTCGGTATTGCGGATCTCTCTGTCGATTTGGAGGAATTATTGACGTTATTAAATCGCTAAAAATCATCATTGGATTAATATCTCGCGATCTATGAATTAGATATAGCTCATAAAAGTAATTATGAAGATCATCGTGCTGATCTTCATCTAACTTTTGAAAATACGATTCAATTAATTTCATCTTGGGCAAAGCGTTGTAGTAAAGCTGTTCTATCGCTTCGCAATCTTTTGCTGAAAAATTGATTCGCATTTTATCCTGCGTCTGGACCCAAGTGTCAGGTTTGCTCTTCTTGTACTGCTTGCAGGCGTCAATGTTCTGGGTAACAAAGGAGAATACCTCACCAATGACGCCAAGTTCAATAGCATCGGAAGTGGGCGCGGCGTAGTAATGATTGCTGTTGTACTGGTTACCTGCAATCTGCGTGTGTCCAGTACCGCCTAGTATTCGTTGGTTGCTATCGGCCATTGTACTGGTCTCCGCCTACTTGGGTGTTGTTAGAGCCTCCATGAAGCGTTTGGTTAACTGGCCGGCTGTTGGTCATGTCGCCAGTGGACATGTTAGATTCCTTTTTGATCTTATTCACCTTATCCAAGGTGAACAATGAAATACCAAGGGAGACAAGGGCGCATCCACTCGAAATCCAATCGTGTAAGTTTTCCATATAGGTAATGGGTGAGAGAAGAAAGCTGTGCTCCTGCAATTGCACGAACACGTGCCTAAGCACGGAAGCAAGGATTAAGGCACCTATGCTGGGTCTGCTTGGAGTTACTGAGCGGGGTTGTTCCGCCCAGCCCGCACCAACGGCACGTTGCTGGCAGCCACGAGCGACTGGAAGGTCTGTCGCAGGTCTTCGAGGTTGTCCTCGAGGCGGTCGACCTTCAGGAAGATGTCTTCGGTAATGTTTTCGGCGTTGGCCGTCAGACGCCACTCAAAGCGCCACAGCTCCACCACTTCGGCGAAGTCCAGGTTGAACGAGTGGTGGCGGCGGTTGTCGGACTTGCACCGCACCAGGTGCTCGTCGGGGCGCACCTTCACGCGCTTGAGCTGCAGGCCGTGGGGCTTGCTCACCACGACGCACACGGTGAGGTCATTGACATACTGCCAATCCGACTGCGGGATCTTCCGGCAGAGCACGTAGTCCTTGGCCAGGAAGGTCGGCTCCATGGAGTCGCCGATCACGGGGAACACGGCGTGCTCGCCACCCTTCACCATAAAGCGTGGGAAGCTGATCACATCCAGCTGCTCCACCTGCTCTTGGCTGTCGTAGCCGGCGAGGTAGTTAGCCGCGGCCTTTACGTTGTAAACGGGTGCAGCCGTGTTGTCGGCGTGAGCTGAGTCGAGGGTTACTACGTGCGTATCTGTGTGAGCAACTTCGGGCTTAGCGTAATTCTTTGCCTCAGCAATGAACGCTTGGTCGCCATCGCGCACAATAACATCTGGCTTGAGCATAGAGCCCTTTCCAGTTAATAACCATTCGGTATTTACTGAAGGATAGGCTGCCATAATCTTCAGAAGGTTATCGAAGCTCGGCTTATTGAGCCTGCCCCCTACCAAATCGCCGATTACGCCGGATTTCATATCAACTGCGCGCGCAAAGGCAGATTTGTTACCACCCTCATACTTATCAATCAGCATTTGAATACGCTGATTAACAGTGGCTTTACTATCTAATTCAGGCATTTGCTGAAATTTATTTAGGCAAAAACTTGATTTACTCTCGTAAATACCTAACCTTTGGCTTACTACTACTACGAACGGCGCAATATACGCCTTTACTGAAACTGCATATGGACAATCCAGCCACACAGCCGACGCGAATTCGCCAGCTCATGCCGGCTGGTTACCTCCGCATTCTTCAGACGCGCACGGACTGTAAGCAGAAGGCAACGCTCAACGATGTCGTGCTAAGCGAATCCACCAATTCGAAGTACTGGCCCGCCGTCGAACAGCTAGCCCAAGAAACCGACCCCAACGGCTTTGCCGCCTGGCAGGCTGCACATCTGCAGCCGCACCAATAACCCCTTACCCCTACCCAATACGCACGATGAAAAAGTCCCAATCCGCGCGCCGTCTGCTGCTACCAGAAGGCCCCACCACGACCCTCTCGCAACCGAGCCTAGGCGATCAGCTGGCCGTGCGGTGCGATAGTACTGGCCTGCTGCTGCCGGCCCAGCCCTTGCTGGGCTATGCCCGAACGCCGGATGGCTTGTGCCTGTACGTGCCCGGTCACACCGCCGCCAAGCTGCGCACCGCTGCCGAGCACGCCCCCGCTTTTGTCCAAGAAGTCTTCTTCGGCGACGCCCCCACGCACCTGACGGAAGTGGTAGTCGACGACTACGCCGCCGGCGATTTGGTCTTCTTCCCCACTGCCGCTCAGCTCACGCTACGCCTAGCCGCCTAAATGCAAAAAGCCCCCGGCCGTGCTACCGACCGAGGGCTCGAGGAACCCCTTTGTTGATTCCAATACGCCCAGTAAAGATAGGGCATTTCCGCAACTCCACTTATGCCTCTCCGCCTCCTCGCCTTATCCGCCGCCACCATCGGCCCCGTGAACCTGAAAGAGCTGGCCGAAGTGCGCCAAAGCCACATGCCAGAACTCATCGTGCGCTTTGCCCACATCGACGAAGTCGCCCGCGTCGCCCGCGAAGTGGCCTACCAGCACCCGCAGTTCGCTGAAGAAACAGCCTTCGTGCTGGCCGATGAACAGGCCCGCCGCGATCAAGCCAATCAGCCTATTCTCCGCATCGTCCGCTAGCTGCTCCATGTCCACCCTCGCCGAACTCGCCGATCTGCCGGCCAAGATGCACGAACTGGAGCAGCGCTTTGCTGCCCTGGAGCTGCAGCTGCAGGCTTACGTCGAGGCCATCGACGACGACGTGGACACGGCCACGGCCCTGCAGCTCACCGGCATCAACTCGCGCACCACGCTGGTGGCCGAGCGAGACCGAAAAGGCACGCTGCTTAAGTACCGGAAGGAAGGCACTAAGTGCCTGTACTCGCGCCGCAGCTGCATCGACTACAAACTCAGCAAGCGACTCGGTGGCCACTGCTACCTGCGTGTTGCATAACCCAACTGGGTTTCTGGCACGCGATGCCCCTTGGCTATCCGGGTCAACCAACTCCATCTGCAACTGCTTCCCCTACCCTTCACTTCCATTCGGCACAATGGACACCAACGCCACTGTCAACACTTACCGGTTAGCAAAAGCCGCAAAAGACGCCGCCGAATCGGTGTGCCAAGCAGCCTGCCTCGCTGCTCCGCTTAATGAGCAGTTACACCTAGCTGTCGACGAAGCCGCTGCGCCTTTTCGCCAAGCCTACGACACCGCCAGAGAGGCCTTGTTCACCGTGCTCGGCCAACACCTCACCAGCAAGGAGGCCCGCAGCTTCGCCGGTCCGCTGGATGTGTTAGTGCAAGCCTCCAAAGTAGCCGCCCAAGCCCGCTAAAAACAAAAACCGTCGGCGGATGGCACTCCGCCGACGGTTCAAACCGATTGTAATCCTTGGCGCAAAGCGCCTAACGCCCTGCAAACTTATGCAAGAAACGTCGAATACTCCCGCTCGCACCTCCAAGTCGGTTGCCGCTTCCTTTAACCTGAAGAGAAGCGATGAAACGCTTACGCTTGCTAAAGACCTAGCCAACTTCATTAAAGAGAACAAGCTGAGTACCGTGGTGCAAGGCAAAGACTTTGTCAACGTCGAAGGCTGGCAGTACGCCGGTTCGCGCTTGGGCATAGTGCCCATTGTGGAGGAGGTGATCAGCCTGAGCACCGACACAGAATTAAAGTACCAGGCCCGAGTGACGCTCTACGACCTGAACAACAAAGCCACAGTCGGTGCTGGCTTCGCCATATGCTCGAATAAGGAACAAGGCAAGAAGTTCTACCAGGAGTTTGCTATTGCATCGATGGCGCAAACCCGCGCTGTGGGCAAGGCTTACCGCAACATCTTGGCGTGGATTATCCGCGCCGCGGGCTACGAGCCGACTCCGGCCGAAGAGATGGATAATTCGGGTAATGAACCCGGTACCGGCGCGGTGGAAGTAAAGCCGATGCAAGCGGTTCAGGTCGAACAGGCCGCTCCACTGGCCGGCACTGCGACCTACGCTACGGCGCAACAGAAGGAGGAAATCATCCGCTTGCTGAACCATCCGGTGATTACGCGTCAGGAGAAGACCAAGATGCTCCTGAACATCAACAAGCTCGATCAGGAACGTGCCACACAGGCCATTGCCAACCTGAGGAAAACCATCGACGAGCGCGAGAACGGCGACACGCCTGACGATGCGTTGCGCAAAGAGCTAAATGCGGCCCGCACCGAGTTGCTTCATTACCTCGACGCCCACGACCAATACTTCGACGCGTTGCCCAAAAAGCAACAAGTGCTGCGAGACTCTGCTTGGCAGGTAACTACCGTGAAAGAGATGCATGGGCTGCTCACCGAGGCCCGAGAAATCGTCGCTGGCCAACAACAAAAGATCAGCGCTTAACCCTGGGTAACCCGTCAGCTGGCGCCGGCGGGTTATCCTGTTGTTTCCAGCCGCCATGAAGGCCTTGCTTACCACCGACGCCACCGGTGCTTCCACCCCCAAGATGAGTTACATCGACCTGCTCAACCGCTTCTGGCAACTGGACGGAGAACGCAAGTTCGGCGCCAGCGCGACGCGTCTGTACTTCTTCTTGGTGCAGGAGTGCAACCGGCTGCGCTGGACGAACCCGTTCGTCCTATCCGATAAGCAGCTCTGCTTGGTGTTGGGCATGACGCTGAACACCATGAAGGCAGCCCGCGCGGAACTCGTGGAGCGCGGCGTGGTGGCCTTCCAAGGCGGCGGCAATGGACGCGGGGATGCGACGGTTTACGCCCTGCAAAACGGACACCAAGTAGCCCCGCTAAAGGTGTCAGCAAAGGTGTCAAAATTTGATACCTATTCCGCCGAAAAGGTGTCAGAGAAGGTGTCAATTTCTGATACCATTCCGGGCGAAAAGGTGTCAGCAAAGGTGTCAAAAATTGACACCTACATATATAAGGAAGATAAGACTAAGACTAGTTCTGTAGTAGAAGACGAAGACAAAGTGGAGCGCGCGCCGGTCGAAAAAAAAATGGAGCAGTCTGCCCCCCCTACCGACCAAGCAGGCGCAGCCCTACTCCCCCCGGTTGCGACGGCCCCCCTCGCCCCAGCCGAGCCGCTGCCGACCTGGCTACGCCGCCCGATCACCGACTTCTCGCCGGCCCTGGCGCTGCCCTTCGACACCGACACCTTCCGAGACAGCTGGGTGCTCTGGCGCCGCTTCCTGCTCGAGCAGGGCAAGCCCTACCGGGGCGACATCTCCGAGCAGGAAGCCATGCTCACCCTCGGCCGCCACGCCGCCGGCAACGAAGCCAAGGCGGTGGCCATCATCAAACAATCCATCGGCCGGGAATGGACCGGCTTCTACCCCCTGAAATCCGATGACGCAACCCGCAAGCCTGGCGGCTCTGCTGCCCGTGTCAGCACCGCCGACCGCTACCGTGCCCCCCACAATGACGATTACGGCGATCTCTAACCTGCGCCCCGTGCTGCCGTCCTCGCCGGCCGACACCGTGCTCTCCGAGGAAGAAGCAGCGGCAGCGTTGGCTGCGGCCCGCCAAGCCAAATGGGACGCGCTGCGCATGGCCCAGTACCGCTGGGACGTGGCTAACCCGCCCAAGCCGGAAACCTTCACCGCCGAGCAGATTTACCAGATCAAGCTCTACGAGGCCCGGCAGCTGGTGCCCGGCTTCAGCCTCGACAACGGCGTGGAGGAAGTGTTCTGGACCCTGTGCCTGTACTTCGCCGGCGACGCCCGGTTCGATGCGTTGCGCCCGGGCTACTCCCGCCGCAAAGGCTTGCTGCTCATGGGCAACGTGGGCCGCGGCAAGAGCTTCCTGATGAAGCTGTTCATGCGCAACCCGCTGCAGGGCTACGGGGTGCTCAGCACGCGCAAGGTAGCCGAGCGCTACCAGCAGCAAGGCCCCGAGGGATTGGGCCCTTACCTGCAGGCTGGCGCCACCGGGGTGTGCTTCGATGATCTAGGGGCCGAGTCGACCGAGGTAAAGCACTACGCCAACGCCGTCAACCCCATGGCCGAGGTGCTGCTCTCGCGCTACGATGAGCTGGTAGCCGGTCGCCTGCAGCCCTTCGCCACCCACATCACCACCAACCTGAGTGCCGACCAGATCGAGGCCCGGTACGAGAACCGCGTCCGGAGCCGCATGCGGGAGATGTTCAATACGGTCAAGTTTTCGGCAGAGGCTCCCGATCGGCGCGCATGAACCGCAAGCAATTCTGGCTGGCCTTGGCCGACGAACCGCCGGCCCAGCTCTACCGCCGCCGGCACCTCTGGCGCGGTGATCAGGACACTGTCAACTTCTTCAACACCGAACTCCTACGCCGGCGCCTGCCGCTGGAACAGCCCACCAAGCAATGAACACCTCCACCAACAACGATCAGCTCAACCGCCAACGCACGGCCGATGCTGCCAAGCGTGTTTATTATCACTTCCGCAACCCGCACGCCGACCGCAGCCAGGACGATGACGTGGTGTTAGCCTTCAACCAGGCCAACCAGCACCGGGTCGTGCAGGCCTCCCTAAAACAACCCAGAAGTGCTCAAGGGATACCGGTATGACCGACGCCGTTCGCAAGCAGCTGGAAGCGCAGGGCGTGAAGCTGGACAAGAAAGGCCGCACTAAGGCTACCAGCGCCGCACCAGCGCCACCGAAGCCCGTCACCCGATCGGAGACGCTCCCGGCCGAGGTGGTGCGCTCTGAGGCTGCGAAACAAGCCGAAAGCAAGGTGTTTCGTGCGCTCCCGCCGGCATTCGCCGTGGCCACCGGCATTAACGGCCGAGTGGTCTTTACGAATTGCCCGCCTCGGCTGATTGCAGCCTTGCGGCAGTTGGCTGCCGACCACGGGGTGCGCGAGCTCGCCCTGCAACTTTCCGCCTGCGATTTAGGAAAAAACTAACCCCCGACCGCCAATGGCACTACGCCGACAACGCCACCGGCAAGTACCGCCGCAGCAGCTCCGCTACCCCGTCGGGGCCCAGGGGCTTAGGCACCAGGTCCACCGCGAGGGCGCGGGCCCGCGCCTGCTCTTTGGGGTCGGGCGTGCCCGTCACGACAATCACGGCCGTGACTTGCCGGCAGATCTGCGGCAAGTGCACCTGGTGTTCCAGAAATTCCAACCCGTCCATGACGGGCATGTTCAAATCCAGCAGCACCAGCAGCGAGCTGGGCTGGTCGGAGGCGCGGCAGTGGGCTTGCACAGCCGCCAGCGCTTGGGCGCCGTCTTCGGCCTCCAGCACCTGCGCCCGCACCTGCAGCCGCCGCAGGGCGCGTTGCATGAGGTAGCGCGTGGGCGCGTCGTCGTCAACCAGCAGGATGGTGGGCAGAACGTGACTCATCGTAGGCCGTACGTACGCCCACCGGATGAGTTCGCCCCGCGCAGGGCAGCTGCCCGCAATTACCTGCCGCTTCGGAGAGCCCGAGCGCCAGCCACGTATGGATGAACCAATGCAAAAAACAAAGCCCCGCAAACCCCTACAAGCGCCCGTGTACGAAGCCAACGACGCCTTCGCGCGGCACCTCTTAGACCTTGGCTTCACGGAACTGGCAACGGTGAAGTCCGCGGGCAATCCCCGCAAACGAAAGTTTCGCTACTCGGACCACCGGCCGTACCGCACAGTCCACTTCGACTACGAGACCATTCGCCTGGTGTACGCCCGCCGCATGGAGTGGAGCGGCTACCTGCTGCCCGCGGCTGCGTTCGGGTTTTGGATGGCCAACCTGCTGGACGAGCAAAACCGACCGGCCTTCGAGCGTTTGGCTGCCCTGTAGAGGAGGCGCTGTAAGCCTAAGGCAGAGACCCAGCAAGCACGGCCCGCCGGATCTACACACCTTACTATTTGGGGCGAATACCCCCTCACCAAGTATTGCTAACGACTCCGCCTACAAAGGGTTGGCATTCAATACAAAAAGGACCCGACAGGCAAGGCCCACCAGGTCACCTATTGCAACGTTCGGGAAGAGTTTCTCCCCGCCTTCTCTACGCCACCGCCTGCACAAAGTTTAGCGCTCCACACAGCCTATCCGGCTGCCCCTCTCCACCAGTTTATGTCTACCTCCACTACCGCCCCCACGCTCAGCGTGTCGGCCACGCGCCGTGTGCTCCTGAGCAAAGAACTCTGCCGCGTGCTAGGCCTCAAAGCCGGCCACCGCATTGACCTGATTCCTCCGCCCCGCCGCGGAGGCGTTTGGCACCTGGATATCCGGCCGCGGGTGGGTAAGCCCCTTACGCACACCCCCGCCACGCGCCCCATGTTCTTTTGCGCCCACCACATCAGCCGCGACGTACTCCACGACGGCGTGCAGGTGCGCAAGCGCATCAAGCTGGTGCTGGCGGATGAGGTAGCGGCTACGGCTGGGTTGTACCGCTTGCTTGAACAGTAAGTGCTCAAAGCAAGGGTTATCAGATCTAATCGAGTCTTGTCACATTTTCCGGACCACCATATCTAAAATACAGCAGTTTTATGTGGTTGCCAGTTGATACACGTGCACTGCTCGTCTCCAAGACGCTACTACCTCGGCTGACACAAGTTCATGGTTGGTTCACTGGCGCCCTTTGCGCGGTGTTTTTTTGCTGTGCACGTGCTCGAAGCAGAGGTTGTTCAAACGGGTATCGTAGTACAGATCTTCGTAATCCCACAAATCACCAGAGCGCTTCTCCCGCGTTACGAGGGCCCCGTTTGCAACCACACCGCCGGCCGGTTCACCTAGTTCATTCGGCTCTGGGTCAAACCAGCTTCTGAGTAGGAACCGGTAGCATTTCCCAACTGCAATGCATTTGCGGTAGCTGGTAAGCTTCCTCGGCGAAGTGATTTTGTAGACGCGCTGCTCACGTTGTGCATAGATGATGTACACGCCTTCTAGGTTCCGTTCGTCCCTGGTGTCCTTGGTCTTAACGACCGTAGTGATGGAGTCAATCCTCAACACTTTATAGCAACCCTCCACGGGCTTCTCCGCTTCCTTGGTTGGAGCAGCAGGAAGGTGCGTCTGGAGCGCTATCGGCGGGAAAAGTACCAACGAAGCAGGTAGTAAGAAGTGGATCACCATACACACGATTGAGGAAGAGAGTTGCCAAGGCAATTTGATTCTACGTCCCCGATTGGGTTGACACCCTACTAGGGGACTCGCTAGCCCCGCAAAATACAAGTTGATGAAACAGCCGATACGTAGCACTGAATCAAGAAGCACGGGTTGCAGCCGAGCTCAACGCCTTGGGCTTCCGCACCCGGCGCGAGGCCGTCTACACCACAAGCAGCTGCAGCAATTCAGGTGTGGCCGCGGCTGCCTGCCGCTACAATTTAAGCAGGCGGACATACCATCGGATTTGCTTGCCCGGTACAGGTTTCAATAAATAGCTTTATGATAACCGGTGCTTATCATAAGGCCACCTATGGCACTAGCTTATGGTAAGTCTTTACCCTCTTTGTCCTTTTGGCTTAGCACTAAGGCTTGCTCTGACTAGTTTCTTGGTGGCGTTTGATCAATGCAAGAAAGATCTCCATGTGTGTTTCTTTATCTAAGCTTATTGCTTTCTCTATTTCGCCAGCTGCTAAGTCGTATTTGCCTTGTTGGTTGTAAGCATACCCGCTGGCAAAGTAGGCTGCTACTTCATTAGGGTCAACCTCTTTTAGCCGAGCGCAATACTGTAGCCCTTGTTCAAACAATCGAGCTTCCATGCTCTTTGTGATTAATTTATGCAACAGCTTCTTTGTACTGTCAGGCGTTGACGTGGCGGACAGCTCACGCGCTAAAGCCTGAATACTGGCTCGGTTGGCAGCAGAGGTATCCGGCGGATAGAAGTTGTCATACATCGAGGACAGCTCTGCTCCGAAAGCGTCGCAGGAAAGAACCATGTCGCTTAGGACTTGATATAAAAAAGTCTGTAGCGCAACTGTATCGGGCTGGCTCTGCAACTGGGCAGTTTCAGCTAGCCGGGCGTTAAGCACCTCTAAACAGGGCTTCATGCGAGCATCAATGTCACCGCCTTTTTGTGCCTGGTAACAGCTACACATCTCTTGGCTAACTTCTGCTTCGGATGGGAGGGCAACGCGCCCGCAGCACATCAGCAGGAGAGACATAATAGTTATTATACTGCCATCAATAAGATGCTTCTTGATCCTCATAGAAGTTTACATAAACTGGACTTTTGCTATCACGAAGATGCAGCAAAGGCTTTTATGGTTTCTAGGGAAAGTTGCTTAACGTAATGGTAGTTCTAACCGCCCCCTCGGGAAAGTACTGCTGCTGACCGGTTGTATTGGCTGTAGTGGGATGGTACTTGTACAAGCCATGGAGCATAGGCAAACTTCATTCAGTAGCGCGTGAACCTTGCGCGTGAGCAAAGTGGTACTATGTTCGCGTAAGTTGTCGTACGTCTGACTTGCCGCTCCTGTGATCAGCCCCCTCTTGACTGCCTGCGGGCAGGTATTCGCTTGCGCTGGCGTGTGCTTGGCTGCCGGCACCACTGCGCTTCTGGTGGTGCATACCGAAACGGAATTTCGCTGTGCCTCGGCAAAGGCATTGCAGCAAGCGCATTGCGCCAGCCCGTACTTTGTCTCCCAGCTGCGGCTGACGAACGGGAGTGATGACACCCTGGTGCTCGATTTCAAACGCAGCCGGTTTTGGTGCACGTACCGCTACCAGAATCACATCTACTCGGACACGCTGCACTCGGCTGCCTACGACCCCGAAGCGGAGGCGCAGGAGCTCGCCCGCATTCTACCGCACACGAACAGGACTCTTTACCTGCAAGACGAGCAGGTCTTTGCCCTGGTGTGCACCCCTCGTAATACGGCCCTGTTCTTGCGAACCCTTAACGCCACGGCGAAGTCGGTGGCCATTCACGCTCAATTGGTTTATGTAAGTACCGCCGCGCCACACCGGAGCATCCTCGTGGAGCAGCACCTGCCCATCAGGAACCAGTACAAGCTTCGGTAGTGTGACATCACCCCCCGGTTTTAGCGCCTAAGTAGCTTTTATTAAATTGGATAATGTTGGCTAATGGAACGTATGCAGCCGGGCTGTCACGTTTTCTAAACGGTGATTTGGAAAACGTGAAGCTAGGTTCACGCAACAAGTAGTGCCAACTGCTTCCCAAAGCCGCTGACCTGCCGAGGTAGTTTTGGGCTATGCCCACTACCGGCCGCCCATCCTCCTTTTCGCCCGAAATCGCGCAACGCATCTGCCTCCTACTTATGGAAGGCATGAGCCTGCGTCGCATTTGCCAGTTGGAAGGAATGCCCGCCAAAGGCACTGTGCTGAGCTGGCTGTCTAAGGGCAAGGACGATGACGCAGAGGGGGTGTTCGCCGCCTTCCAAGACCAGTACGCCCGCGCGCGACAAGTCCAAGCCGAGACGCTGGTCGACGAAATCATCGATATCGCCGACAACCGGCCGGTGGATGACATTGAAGCTCAGCCCGACACGCTCCACGGCGAAAGAGGCGCCTTCCCCAACAAGGAATGGATGCAGCGCAGCGCCCTGCGGGTGGATGCGCGCAAGTGGTACGCCGCTAAGGTGCTGCCCAAGAAGTACGGCGACAAGCAGCAGGTGGAGCACAGCGGCGCCGACGGCGCGCCGCTGCCCACGCCCGAGATCCGCATCTACACCGGCGCGCCGCCCTTGGCCGGCTCGGAAAAGGAGGTGGATGCCTGATGTTCGACGCCGGCCCCCTCTACCTCGAAAACCTGAACGCCCCCGAGAAGGTGCTTGTCAACCAGGGCGGCACCAGCTCGGGCAAGACGTACAGCATCGTGCAACTGCTGTACTACTGGGCCATCACGCGCCCACGCTTTGTCATCACGGTGGTGGGCGAATCCATCCCCAACCTGAAAAAGGGCGCCTACCGCGACGCCGAAACCATCTTCACGCTCACGCCCGAGTTGAGCCAATACGTGGCCGCGTGGAACCAGACCGAGCGCATCATCCGCTTCCACAACGGCAGCCTGATTGAGTTCACCTCCTACGAAACCGAGCAAGGCGCCAAGAACGGCAAGCGCGACGTGCTCTTCGTCAACGAGGCCAACGGCATCAGCTACCAGATCTACTGGCAGCTGGCGCGCCGCACCCGCTTCAAGGTGCTGCTCGACTACAACCCCTCGGCCAAGTTCTGGGCCCACGAGAAGGTGATCGGCAAGCCCGGCGTACGGCTGATCATCTCGGATCACCGGCATAACCTGTGGCTGTCGGCGCAGGACCACGCCGACATCGAGGCCATCAAGGACGAAGACGAGGAGCTGTGGCGCGTGTACGGCCGCGGGCTGACGGGCAAGATTCAAGGCATCATCTACCGCAAAACGTCCGTGGTGGAGGCCATTCCGGAGCACGCCAAGTTCCTGGCCCGCGGGCTCGACTTCGGCTTCACCAACGACCCCACCGCCGTGGTGGACCTGTTCACGCAGAACGGCGAGCTGTGGGTCGACGAGGTGCTGTGGGAAACCGGGCTCACCAACCCCGACATCTACCGCCGGCTGCTCGAGGAAGACCCGATGAGCCGGCGCAAGCGCGTGGTGGCGGACTCGGCCGAGCCCAAATCCATCCAAGAGTTGAAGGCCCTGGGGCTACCCATTGAAGGCGCCGCTAAGGGGCCGGACTCGCTGCGGGCCGGCATCGATTCGCTCAAGCGCTACCACCTCAACATCACCCGCCGCAGCACCAACCTGCGCAAGGAGTTTGACGCCTACAAGTGGAAGGTGGACTCGAAAACCGGGGAACCGACCAACGAACCCATCGACAAGTTCAACCACGGCATGGACGCGCTGCGCTACGCCGCACTGGCCACGTTGCCGGCCCTCTCGCTGCCCCGCCGCCGCTCGGCCCAACCCTCAATCGTTCGCTGATGCTAACCGTAACCCTCACCACCGCCACCGGCCAGCCGCTGCGCCAGGTACCGGTGCCCACCAGCTGGGCCGACGTCACGCTCGCGCAGTACCTGCGCCTGGTCACCGAACCCGACACGCCTCCCATGAGCATCCTCACCGGCCTGAGCATGGAGGAAATCGACAGCCTGGCGGTGCAGGACGGCCTGCGCCTGAGCACCGTGCTGGGCTCCCTAGGCAGCGATACGCAGCTGTTGAACCGGCAGGAGTCGGAAGGCTTGCCCGACGTGGGCAGTTCCTCCTACGGGCTGCACATCCTGGCCATGCAGCACCTGCAGGCACTCGACGGCAAGGCCGAGATCCTCGCTGCGCCCTACCTCTACGCGCTCTACCGCTCGCACCAGCTCTACGGCAAGCACGATGCGCAAAAGCTGGAGCAGATGCGCCAGGCGGTGCTCGGCAGCCCCGTCACGGAGGTGTGGCCCGACGTGGTTTTTATCTACGGGGGCTGGCTGCTTTTAACGAGCGCCACGCCCCCGGCCCCCGTGACGACGACGCCGAAGACGACGACTGGCTCGAAGCCGGCGGGGAAGATCTGGCAGCGCGTTTCGGCGCGTTTCTTTCGCTCGACGCCCTCGCCGACAGCCTGCGCCTGAGCTACGAGCAGACGCTCCAGCTCGACGCGGATACCGCCTACACCAAGCTGCGCTTCATGCAAGCCAAAGCCGCCACGCAGCGCCGCTACCAGAAGCTTAAAAGCCAACAGACTTAACCCGAATCTACTTCGACGCCCGCCCCCACGACCTGAACAGCAACCACCCTAGGATGGCCATGAGCAGGAAAGGAAAGATTACCTGCCATCCGACCACGAAGATGATGAATGCCCATCCGGCCAGGTATTCAAAGGCAGAGCCAAATCCCAAAAGCACTAGGCCGCCAATCAGCAAAAAAGCAGTGAGCAGCACCAAGGTTAGACGCACGAGCATGCTCCAAGATAGTGGCAAGAACCAAAACTATGACCCACGCTGACCTCACCCACCTGCTCGAGCAACTGGCCATGGAGGCCGGCGCCAAGTCCTTCTGGCACGGCAAGCAGACGGCCAAAGACATCAACTACAACGCCCCGTTTCCGCAGGCGCATTTGTTCCTCATGCCTTCGCAGCTCCGGGAGCAGCGCATCCGCACCCAGGTAACGATGTGCTTCTACGGGGCCGACAAGCACGAGAACGGCAACGCCGACAGCATCGTGATCCAGGATGCCATGGACTTGCTGACGCAGCGCTTCTATAGCCTGTTTGCGGACCTGACCGAGGTTGAGCTGGTGGACGGCGCCATGGACCGCACGCCCGTGCTGCGCCAAGGGGCCGCCATCGGTACCGGCTACGTGGTCAGCTTCACGCTTAGCCACTACGCCCAATGCTAGCCTCGGCCAAGGTGGCGTTTGCCCAGAGCATGCCCGAGTTGGTGCAGGCTTCTATCGAGGCGCTGCGCCAGCATCCGCAGCCGCCGTATGGCCGCCCGGCGCAGGCCAGCGGCCGCACGGCCCAGCTCATCCGCGAAGAACACGGCGACGACTTCGGGGCGGTGTACGGCCCGGCGCACGCGCAAACGCTCATCACCGGCCGCGGCCCTACCCGGGGCGGTGGCAACGCCGGCGGCGAGCCGCTGCGCGCGATTCTGGCGCAGTGGGCCCAGGACAAAGGCATTCAGCTCACCGGCGGCATGACCTACCAGCAGTTCGGCTTTCTGGCCGCGCGCAAGATTCACCGCGCCGGTACCGCGCTGCACCGCCTGGGTCAGCCTTCGCGCCTCTTCTCCGACATCCTCACGCCCGACCGCCTGAACACGCTCAAGGCCCGCATCGCCGCCGGGCAGATGGTGGCCATTGCCACTGAACTCCGACACGCCCTTTCCCAGTAATGGCCCTTCACCAGCTCCGCCTGCGCTACGAACGCGGCCCGGTTATTCCCGACGCCAACGACCCGACCTACGACCAGCAGGAAGTACGGCGGCTCGTGTGGGTGTACGACACGGCCCTCGAGCGCACCACCTACGACAATTCGCAGGCCTTCTACATCCTGCGCAACTTCGAGAACGCCCCTCCGGATGAGGAGCTAGCTGCCGGCGTGTTTGCCACGCGCTGCCTCGGCACCACGCTGCGCAGCTACAGCTACGACCCTTCGGTGCTCGACGGCAACTTGGTGGCGCAGGGCGTGAGCTACAGCGACGAAGCCGATAGCCCCGCGTGCCCCTACGTGCCGCCGGTAGACCCCGATCCGGAGCCGGACCCCGAACCCGAGCCCGACCCGGTGCCGGGCCAGTGCGGCGACCCGGACGCAACCAACTACGTGGTGGGTGGTACCGACAACAGCGTGTGCCTCTACGCCCCTAGGTGGCGCGCCCTGTGGCCGCAGCTCAAGGTGCGCCTAGCCAACTTCGAAGGCAACCCGAAAGCGTTTCTCAGCGCCGAGGTGTGGGCCGGCTTTCCAACTGGCCACCCGTACGCAGCTGCTAAGACCATGGCCAAGGTAGCCGACATGCGCGCTACCGTTTCGCCGGTAACGGGCCAAGCCGAGTTCGACCTAGGGCCGTACCTGCAGCCGCTGCTGCCGCGCCTCGATGCCAACAGCCCCACGGCGCTGACCTCGGATCTGCTGCTGGGCTACGAGCTGCGCAGCCGCGGCGCTGTCTGGGAACGGGGCTATGCCGTGAACGCCGCTGTAGGTGATGCGCAGCTGTTCACCGGCAAGCAGCTGACGCCCTTCGCCTCCCTGCCCGGCTGGCACGGGTATGACTACCAGGTAGCCGAGCTGGGTACCGACGCCACGGGCAAGTTCGGCGTGATTGAGAGCTACCCGGCGCCCGTGAGTCACTACCTGTCGTGCCCCCAGTACCCGGTACCGGTGATGTGGCTGGATCGCTCGGGCGGCTACGGGTATTGGGTGTTCGGCGGCAAGCACGACCCGGGTCTGCTGGCGCCCGAAGGGCAAGGCTTCATCGAGGCCCAGACCCGGGAGCAGCGCCTGAGCAGCCGCCCGGGTGCGCGCCGCACGCTGCTGCTGCGATCGGGCTACTTCGGTGGGCAGGCGCTCATCGACGGGCTGCTTACCTTGCGCGAGTGCATCCAGGCGTGGGCGCAGCTCGACGGCCCCGACAGCCCCTGGGTACCCGTGCTGGTGGAGGCCGGCGAGTCGACCAACTACCGCATAGGCCAGCGCCGCTTCGAATTCAATACTAAAGTCACCGAGGCCGCGCCTCGCCACGTGCAAGGCCAATGATGACCAACGAAGTACTCGTGGCCGGCGAGCTGCTAGATCTCGATGCGGAAACGCAACTGCTGCCCACCTACCAGGCCAACGACCTCACGAAGCCGGAGAGCATCCAGAGCGACTATGCGCCCGAGTTCTCGGTGCCGTTCACGCCGCGCAACCACCGGCTGCTGGGCCAAGCGGCGTATGGCACCAGCAGCCTGACGCGCGCCTACCGCTACACCGAAGCCGTGCTGCGCTGCGCGGGCGTGGAAACTATGCCTAGGGCGCTGCTACTGGTGATGGGTGCCGAGGGCGGGCGCTACCAGCTCCGACTCGTAGGCGGCAACCGCCGCTTCGTGGATGCGCTGAGCGAAGTGGTGACCCGGGCCGATGGCACCCAGGGCGAAAAGACCCTGCGCGACTTAGACTTCTCCCGCTTCGACCACAACTGGAGCGCGGAGAACATCGCCGTGCGCCTGCAGGCTGGGCACTTTGCGTCGGTCGGCTGGGGCTACCTGCTGGCCGACCGCGGCAAGCCGCTGAACCTGGAGGAAGTCTCGCCCTACGAGCTGTACCCCACGGTGTCAGCTAAGCTGATCTGGCGCCAAATGCTGGCCGAGGCGGGCTTTACGGCCAACGACTGGGCCTCGCCCTTGCTCGACGCGCTGGAGGTGCCCAGCGTGGCGGAAAGCGGCCTATCGGAAGCCTTCGCCAAGGCGCGCACCGGTAACCTCGGCATCGGCCCGGACCACGAGCAGGACAAAGGCGAGTCGGTGAACCGGCCGGATACGGAGCTCGACATTCCCTTCGGGCTCACCGGGCAGCTGGGCCACGTTAATAGCCCCAACGGCAACTTCGATCCGGTAGCGTTTACCTACACCGCGGACGTGGCGTGCTACGTCGATGTCGACGTGGCCCTGCCCGTGTACTTCCGCCTGAGCAACTCGCGCTGCTCGGCGAAGGTGTACGTGGATTGCATCCGCGCCAACGGCCAGGTGGGCCGCGTGGTGGACGGCGAGCGGGTGGAAACGCGCAAGGATGGCTGGATCTGGGCGCAGGCCAGCAGCACGCGCATCTTCTTAGCGGCCGGTGATCAGCTCAAGGCCAAGGTGCAGCTGCGCGGCCTCGATGCGGGCTTCCCCGTCTGGGGCTACCGCGCCTTCGTGTACGGCACGCCCAACGGCTACCGCAACTACTTCCGCGTGACCTGCACCCAGGAGCTGGCGCCGGGCGGGCCGATGCGCCTGCAGGACTGGCTGCCCGACCTCAAGCTGCTCGACTTCTTCAAGGTGCTGGTGCAGCTCGGGGGCTTATCGCCGCAGGTGGATTTGTACGAAGACCGGCTGCAACTCACGCCCACCCGCGCCCTGCTCGACCAGGTGCCGCAGGCCCGCGACTGGACCCGCAAGCGCGACGCGCCGGCGGTGCACGCGCATCTACCCAGGTCATTGTCGTTCGACTTCGGCTCCTACGGCCAGCGCAACTACCTGAAGTGGGCCGAAGACGGCGCGGCGCTTGACAACAAAGAGCCGGCCACCACCGCGCCCCAGGGCTACGGCGACGGCTACCTGAGCTGCCCCGACCAGACGCTACCGCCCGAAGCGGTGCTGGCCACGCTGCCGTTTGCGGCTACGCTGCCCAGCCCGCGGCTGCAGGGCCTGCCGCTGCTGCCGCTCTACCGAGAGAACAGCGACGGCACCGACTACGAGCGGCAATCGATAGTCCCTAGGCTACTGGTGCGTGCCGGCGACACGACTGATGTGGTGCTGTTGGCCGATGGGGTCAGCACGCCGGTGACGGCCGGGCTGGCCTACTTCGCGTCGGACGATCCGCTGCGGCCGTCGCTCGATGCCAGTACCTACGTGCTGCCCCGCAACTGGGCCGCGCTGCAGGCCATGCTGCCCGAGGCGCGCTACCTCAAGGAGCAGTACCGCCTGAGTGCGGCCGATGTAGCCGGCTTCGACTTTACCACCCCCATTTGGGACGGCGTACTCGGCGACTTCTTCGCCGTGACGCGCATTGTCGAACACGACCCGCGGCGCGCCACCGTCGTGGAGCTGGCCCGGCTGCACCCGGCCTACCTGCTGCCGCTGCCGGTACCCGGCGAGGCGCCAGGCTTCGAGTTCTACGGCCGTGAATTCTCCCCCACCGAATACTACTAACCTATGGCGAGCTCCGATTAAGAGTGAGGCGGGGTTTAATGCTTATGCTGCCTAAATGCCTATAATACCTAAACTTGGAGGATGAACCCAGATACCGTTGCTGCTAATAAGCTGCTAACGGCTGCCATCGGTAACGCAGCTGTTGAGAGTTACGGCTTCTCGCATCAAGTTCTTATTCTCGAGTTTAGAGATGATGAGCCTGCTGATCACCTCTTGTCGCTCGGCGAAATAGAAGTTACTTCCAATATCGTTGTTGGTGAAGGACTAAGCCTCGGCAGAGAGGAAAAAATCCTACTACTGTTCAGCAAGGTGAATTTGCGTTTGGTCACGGAAGTGCATTGTGATGACGAGGCCAATTTGACCATCTCATTTGATAACGGTGTGCAAATGCTCTTCAGCGGGCGTTCACTGGATGGCTACGAACCTTGGCAGCTAGGCAAGTCACTGAATGAAGGGGGCTACTTAATAATAGCCCAAGATGGAGGGGGCTATGTCATTTGGGATAACTCACAGCATGAAACGCCTTGATGCCTTTCAACATAGGCCTCGTAAGACGACGGCTCATCGCTCTTTGAATATGGATTTAAAAATTCTAGCAAGCTTTATTCGATGTTCTTATGATTGTAATACTTTCTCAGTACTCGGGTGTTTATTTTTGAACTTAGCTTTAAAAAAGCCTTTAACATCGTATAGCTTATCCATATCTTCTCCTAGACAGCCCTCTATAATTTCTATTTTGTGTTTAATTTTTTCCTTTTGTTTTATTGCATACATAACTAATTCTTCACCCTCTAATGTCCTTGCTCTTCTAACAATAGGAAAAATCATTTCACAAAATCCCTCTAATGATCTAATAGTATTAATGCTATACCACATGCCAAATTCGCCCATTTTATCAACGATATTTGACAGCTTTTCACTCTCTAATTCATCAACAAAAAAACAATTATATAGCTTTTTTTCTCCATTAACTTGATGGGTGTAGCTGGTAGAAAACAAAGCCATCAAGCTTTCAACCGCTTCAATTGCCTTAATTCTTTTATCGATTACTTTTTTGTGATAATCATTTAGATACTCTTTATCCTTTGATTTTAGGTTAAGTCTAGCGGTAATAATAGATGAAGCAAGTGATGCTACTGCTGCCAAACCCGCGGCAATGAGTATAAAGTATACTGCAAATGGATGTTTATCCACTACACCTTCAGTATCCTGTTTCAACTTAACGTTTAAATCAATCGGAATAGATTTTTTGGTCGAATCCTCAGCACTTTTCAATATGATTATTGAAGATGCATTCTCTTGCAAAGAAGCTTTTCTTTTAGAGACTAGCTGTTCTTTGTCATTAGCAGCATGAAGCTTCTTCGATTGAGCTTGAGCTGTGTTAAAGCAAAAAGCAACTAACACAGGCAATAGTAGATGTTTATTCATGACCTCAAAGGTAAGCTTGCTATCATGCTCATGCATAATTAATGGCACATAAAAGCTTACTAAGGCATGTTTTTGGCGCGTGCAACAAAACACTTAAGAGATAACGAGGTGCCTCCTTAATGGCTCCGACCTTTATTCTAGCTTAATCTCTAGAGTCTATGGCCGAGGCCAACGAAACCCTACTCCTGCGCATCCAGCTCGACGAAGGCCAAACCGTCAAGCAGCTGGAGAAGCTCACGCTCGACATCGAGAGCACGCGCACCGCCCAGAAGGCTTTGACGCAGGCCCGGAAGGAAGGTGCCATCTCCGAAGATGAATACGCCAAGAAATCGGTAGAGCTGCGCACCCAGCTGCGCGAGCAGACCAAGCAGCAGACCGACGCCACCAAAGCGCTCGAAGCCTTCCGTAACGGCAACCAGGCTGCGGAAGGCTCGATCAACCAGCTGCGGGCGCAACTCGCGCTGGCTACCCAGCAGGTGAATGCGCTGTCGGAAGCGGAGCGCAACACCGAGGGTGGGAAAGCGCTGGTAGCGAAAACCAAGGAAATCAGCGACGCGCTCAAGGCGGCGGAGCAGGCTAACGGCGATTTCCGGCGCAACGTGGGCAACTACCCAGATGCCTCGAAAGGGCTGGAAGCACTGGTGCGCGAAATGGTGCGCCTGCAGGAAACGCAGAAAGGCTTGGTGGTGGGCTCCGCCGAGGCCAACGAAATGGAGCGCCGCCGGGTGGGCTTCCTCACCGCGGTCCAGCAAGCCGCCGCGCGGCAGGGCAAAACTTACGAGGAGGCAACCAACGCCATCGAGAACTACGCCAAGTCGATCCAGCCTGCCGTGGCGGAACTGGTGAAGCTGGAGGCCGAACAAGCCAAGATCATCGAGACGGGCGAAGAGTCCACCGAGGCTTACCGCAAAATCGGCTTCCAAATTGCCGCCGTCAACAAGCAGCTCGAGGATACCCCGGCCGAAGCCGATAAAGCCGGCAGCGCCCTGGGGGCCGCGGGCGAAGTGGCCGAGACGCTCGGTGTGGATGTAGGCGGCCTGAAAGATGCGTGGGCCAAGGCCAACCAAGGCGTAGAGCTAGCCAAAACCGGATTCACCGGCCTGAAAGGAGCTATTGCTTCTACCGGCATCGGCCTGCTGGTACTGGCGCTGGTAGCCCTGTTTCAGTACTTCACCAAGACGCAGGCTGGCGCCGACTTCCTCAGTCGCAAGCTGGGGGCGCTCAAAGCTGTCGTTTCGGTTGTTACCAACGTGGTAGCTGACCTAAGCGAGACGCTGTTCAAAGCAGCCGAGAACCCGAAGCAGGCCTTTTCGGATCTGGTGGACTTCATCGAAACCAACCTGCTCAACCGCCTCAAGTCGTTCGGTGTGATTGCGCAGGGCATACTAGACCTAGACCCGCGCAAGGTGACCGATGGCATTATCCAGCTCGGTACCGGCGTCGAGGGCGCCACGGGCAAGATTCAGGCTATGGGGCAGCGCCTGGCCACCGCGGCAGACGAAGGCGAGCGGCTGGCGCAGCTGCAGCGCGAGCTGGACCGCGCCACCGACGACAACATCGACACCAACAAGCGGCTGCTCAACGAAGTAGAGCGGCTGAAGAACGTGCGCGACAACGAGTTCAATACCCTGGCAGCCCGCCGCAAGGCCAACGAGGATGCCTACAAAGTGGAGATGGAGCGTGAGCAGACACTGGCCAACCTGGCACGCCGCCGTGTGGACATCCTGCGCCGGCAGATCGAGCTGGAGGGTGGCAGGGAACGGGTGTCGCGCGAGCGGTACCAGGAGCTGAAGGAAGCCGAAAACGAGCTGTCGGACATTCTGGAGGATGCCGCCGGCAAGCAAAACGAACTGATTACGAATCGGTACCAGCTCGCCAAAGAAGGCCAGGAGAAAGAAAAGGAAGCGGCTGATAAAGCGGCCGAGGCCCGTGTCAAAGCCCAGCGCGAGGCCTTGCAGCTGGAGCAGCAGCGCATCGAGCAGCAGCTGCTCACAGTGCAGCAGGGCTCCGACAAAGAGCTGAATCTGTTGCAGCGCAAGCTAAGCATTGCCCGGGATCTGGAGCTAGCCCAGAAGGACGTGACGGTGGGCCAGAAGAAGCTGGCCGATCTGAAGTACGAAACCGAAAGCCTCAAGCTAACGGCCGACTTCCACCGGCAGCGCAACCAGGATGCGTTGCAAGCCGAAGCGGATCGGGTAGCCGGTGAACTGGCTGTCGCTAAGGAAGGCACGCAGCAGCGCTACGAACTAGAGCGCCGCCAATTGGAGGTGCAGGCCGAGTTAGAGCTGGCGGCGCTGGATAAGCGCAAGAACAATGCGGAGAAAGAGCACGCCATTCGGGCGAAGCTCTCGGCTGACCTGGCGCAACTGGCTAAGGACAATGCCGCGGCGGAAGTGGAGCGCCAGCGCCAGGTGCTGGCAGAAGCGGCCGAGCTGCAGAACCTAGGTGCCGACCGGATGCTGCAGGGCCTCGGCGAACGGCAGCGGAAAGAAGTCGAACTCAGCAACGGCTACCTCAACGCCCGTAAGGCCGCTATTCTGGCCGAGCGTGATGCGCAGGTCCTAGGTACGAAGGAAGGCTCAGCGGAGCGGCTGCGCATCGAGCAGGAAACCCAACAGCGCATTTTCGAACTGGATGAGCAAACGGCGCAGCAGCGTCGGCAGGAGCTCGGGGCGCAGTTCGACGAGTGGACGCAGATGGCGCAGGGCGCGCTGAGCACCATCAACACGATTGAGGAGGCCCGCAAAAACCAAGCGTTGGCCCGCCTCAACGAAGAGCAGCAGGCGCGCCTGCGTGGAGCACAGGGCAATGCGAAGGAGCGCGCCAAGATCGAAGAAGAGTTCACCAAGAAGCGTGAGCAGCTGGAGCGCAACGCCGCCGAACGCAGCCGCCGCATTGCTTTGGCGCAGGCCAAGATCAATGCCGCTGCAGCGGTGGTGAAAATCCTGGCTGAAACGCCTAAAGCAGACTTTGGCATCATGACAGCTATTCAGATCGGCTTGGCCCTGGCTACCTCGGCGGCGCAGATTGCCGCCATCCAAGGGCAGAAGTTTGCCCGTGGTGGCGTGCTGCAGGGCCCGAGCCACGCGGCCGGCGGCATCCAGCTCTACAGCCGTAGCGGCGCCCACTTCGGCGAGGCCGAAGGTGGCGAGCCGATCCTGACCGCTGGCGTATCGCGCAACCCGGCCCTGCTGGCGGCGGCCTCGGCCATCAACGTGGCCGCGGGTGGTGTACCGTTGGTAGCTTCGGGCTACATGGCCCTAGGTGGCATAGCGTCGGCAGGCACACCGGTGGTAGCTCCAGGCATCGACTACGACCGCCTAGCTGATGCCATGAGCAAGCGGCCGATCTACACCCGCGTCACCGACATCCAAACGGCGCAGAGCAAAGCAGCCTACACAGAAGTGCTAGCTAATTCCTAGGAATGAAAAAGCCCGGCCGTAGTGGTCGGGCTTTTTCGTTACTAAGACTTAGGGTTCATTGGTCCCCTCCCTTTGGAGATGGTGATGGCGAAGGCTTATCGCCCCCTCCAAATGTTTCGTTATGCTCCTTGTCTAACCGACGGTCAGTAACCCGCGTTTCTTTATGAGTGGCTACCTCTTTACGCTCTGGCTTGTCGGGTTTTTCTGGTTTTTCTTTTGGATCTGGCATATATGTGAATTTTAAGTGATTTATATAGACATAATTTACAATCTATAATTCACAGATTGATCAGTGCTATCACTTAAATCAACGTGATTATACATCAACACTGCTTAATTATTTCCGATTTACTGATGGTTCTCGCTGCGGCGGCGAAGGCGGCGGGAAGTGCGGCACCATGACCAGTTCCTTGCGCGCAATGGCGTTCAGGTAGGGTGCCATGTAGGCGTTTACGGAGATGCCGAGCGAAGCCGCCTGCTTGCGGATTTCGTCGGCGATGCTCTCGGCAGGATTCAATTTCAATTGGGCCATAGCGGTGTGGGACCAACACGGTACCAGATTGGTACCAAGTTCGGCCCTTTCGTTGGAGGCCCCATCTTCCCGCGCGAACCTTTGTTGCACGCACCCTGAAGCGGTGCGGTCCGCAACATGCCCGAACTCGTTATTCCTGTTGGTGAACACATCGGCCCCAGCTATATGGACTGGGAGCTGTTTGAGTACGTGATTGGCTTCACCGCCGAAGACGTGCGCATGCGCATCGAATGGGAGCACTACCAGGGCCGCACGGTCGACAGCATCAAGCTGGAGTTCGGCATCTGCTACGGCGGTTCGGTGCGCCACGCCATGGACGTGCACAACCTGCTGCGCGGCCTGGGCATTCCGGTGAGCGCCCACATCATGAGCCTGTGCGCTTCGGCCGGCACCGTCGTGGCCTTGGCTGCGGACGAAATCGAAATGGAGCACACGGCCCAGTGGATGTCGCACCGTCCGCTCTTCAACGGCGGTACGCTCTCCGAGCGCAGCGAAGACCTGCGTGCCGATGCCGACCGCCTGGATCGGGATGAGCAGGCCATTCGCGACATCTACGTCGCCCGCACCGGCAAAAGCGAAGCCGACATCATCAACCTGATGAAAACGGACCGCTTCATGACGGCGCAAGAAGCGCTCGACTTCGGCTTCGCCACCCGCGTGAAGCCCCTGGCTGCTAAAGCTCCGACCAAAGCCAAGTCAACGGCCCGTCTGTCCAAATTCAAACTCGCCGTTGCCCGCGCGGATCGCCGGGCCCGCACCGTGCGCCCGACGCCGACTGCCAAAGCGGCCACTCCCAAGCCTTCCAATTCTAAACCCGCTATGACGAAAGTAGCCAAACCGGTCGCTAAAGCGGCCGCCAAGCCCGTGTCTACCCCCCAGGCCAAGGCGAATGCGCAGCTCGTGGCCAACCTGGCTAAGCAGCTCGGCGTGAGTGCCACCATCGAAGGCCTCGACGATGAACCCGTTGCCGCCGTGGAGTCGACCGAAACCGACCAGGACGGTGCGCTGCTCTACCACGACGGCCCGCTCGCGCAGGGCGTGGCCGTGTTCTACGACGAAGAGCTGACCGAACCCGCCGAAGACGGCAGCTACGGCCTGGCCGATGGCCGTACCATCTCGGTTGCCGGCGGCGTGGTGGAAACCATCACCGAGGCCAGCGCCGAAGAGCAGCCGGAAAACACCACCGAGGAGCAGCCCGCCACCGGTGCGGTGAACCTGACCGAGGTGCTCAACCGCTTGAACAAGCTGGAGGCCGAGCGCACCAAGGATCAGGAAACCATCAGCGGCCTGAACGCCGAGCTGGCCAAGTTCAAGAAAGCGGTACCCGCGCAGCCCAGCAACACGGGCAAGCGCCCCACGCCCACGGCACACCAGGCCGACGGCAAGTCGTCGGGCCCGGCCAGGCCGCACCCCATGGATAAGGCCAAGTCCTAATCCTTTCCCCAAGCTTTTGTCTGCCGCCCGCCGGCAATCCATCCATCCCCCTTACCTCTTTCGCGACATGGCGTATTTCGTCAATCCGATTACCTACGGCGGCAAACAACCCACCGCCGAGGAACTGAAAGCCAAGATGCTGCTCGAGCCGCCCACGGAGCAGATCGACCTGAAGACCCTCGGGTTTCAAATTCAGGAAGGCGTGAAGTCCAGCACCACCGACTACTCGGTGACGGCCGCCCGCAAGGTGACGCGCCGCGACACCGGCTGCGGTACCTGGACGCCCAGCGGTGACCTGCTCACCATGGCCAGCAACACCATCGAGGTGTGGCCGCTTAAAATCGAACTGGAGGAGTGCGCCCAACGCTTCGACGGCACCATCTTGGAGCTGGCCAAAAAGAAGGGCCACGCCACCGATGACGATTTGACCGGCACCCAGTTGGAGGAAATCGTGCGCGAGGCCCTTTCGCCCGTGGTGTACGAGGACATGATTCGCATCTTGTTCCTGTCGGATCGGGCCGCGGCCAGCCCCGACTACAACCAGATCGACGGCCTGCGCAAGAAGCTGCTGGCCAAAGCCACCGCCGGCAAGGTGGTGCGCGGCGCGGCCATCGTCGCGGCCGACATCGAGGCCGACTACACCAAGGCACTCGACGTGCTGGAGGATGCGTACAAGAAGCAGCCGGCCGCGCTGAAGAACGTGGCCAAGGGCAACAAGGTGTACTTCATCGACGAGGTGCTGTACGACGCGGTGGAAGAGGCGCGCATCCGCTTCGGCAACAACAGCAACGGCGCGGCGCTCGAGTCGGGCAAAGCCGAGCTGTTCAGCGGCATCGAGGAGATCCGCTACCGCGGCATCCTGGTGAAGAAGCTGCCCCAGTACCACCAGTACATGAGCCAGGACTTCGCCGGCCAGAGCCCGCACATCTGCATCCTGACCGTGCCCACGACCATCGTGGTGGCCATGGACCAGGAAAGCGACCTGGCCGAAATCACGATGTGGTACAACATCGACGAGCGCAAGAACAAGACGCGCGTGCTGTACCGCTTGGGGGTGGGCTTTGCCTACGACCAGTTGATCGTGTTCAGCATCTAGCCTGCCCGCCTCGCAATCATTCGTGAAACCCGCCCCGGCCCTTGCGGCCGGGGCCATCCCGACAGGAGAACCAAGCTATGGCAGAGATCTGCAACACCATTACCAAGAACATCACGTCGGCGGATTGCCCGCGGCCCGGCGGCTTGAACCGCCGCAGCTGGGTATTCCTGCTCTCGATGCTGACCGGCGCGTTTACCTACAACGGTACGACCGGCGCCCTGTCGGGCTTCAGTATCGTAGCCGGCCAAAAAGGCATCAAGGGCATGGGCCGCCCCAAGAAGGGCAGCGGCGCCAGCACCGGCACGCAAGCCGAGAACGGCTCCTTCCAGGTGGAGCAAACGCTGATTCAGCAGTTCGGCTTTAAGAACCAGCTGGAGTTGAACGCGCTGACCGACTTCCTGAAGGCCGGCGGCAAGGTCGTGTTCCAGGAGCTGAACTCGGGCGCCATCCGGGTTTACTTTAAGGAGTTTGGCAACGAAACCGGCACCGGTGAGGAAGGCTCGGGCGAAACGTTGAATGCCGACAACGGCATCATGACCACGACGCTGAAGGGCTTCGAACCGGAGTTTCCCACCTTCTTCGAAGCGCCCATCACGGCCGGCGAAACCCAGCTCGCAGCCAGCCGCGCCTACCTCGACGCGCTCTGCGTGGCGTAGTGGCCATCGCCTACACCGAGGAGTTGCTGGCCCAGGCAGAGGCTTGGGCCAGCCTCCCGCTGGAAGAGCGCCGCAGCGCCGCCGGGCTCCTCCAACTGGCTGTGCTGTACAGCTACATCACCGGCGAGCCGGCCGGCAGCTGCCGCCAGTGCCAATATTCCGACTACAACCAGGTTGTGCAGGCCTACATCCGCCAGGCCACACGCCACTTACACCCCGAAACCATGGCTGATTCGAATTACACCCTCGCCAACGGCTACGAAAGCGAGCAGTTCGTGCACGAAGACTACAACAAGGTGGTAACCGCCGACAACCTCACCGACGAAGACGCTGAGTTCTTCATCGGTAAAGGCTTCGAACACGCTTTTGTGAAGAAAGCTTCGGCGGCTGAGGCTACGGAAGCCGAAAGCACCGGCGAAACCGAAGGCGAAGAGGAGGAGCCGGCAAAGAAGCCGACCGAGAAGGAGCGCTTGCTGGCTACCTACAAGCAATTGCACGGCGAAGAGGCCGACGCTTCCCTCACCATCCCCCAGCTGAAGGAGGCCAACGCCGCCAAGCAGGCGGATCTCGACGCCCAGCGCGACTAAGCCCCTGCCACTGTCACCGAAAACGGCCGCTGCTACCCAAGTAGCGGCCGTTTTTGCATCCCTTACCCCGCTACCACTCCCTGCTCATGGCGAACCGCCGCCGTCCTACCGTCTCTTTGGTGCGCACCGGCTACAAACCCGCGGCCACCGCGCCGGCGCTGCCCTCGGAAGGCAAGGGCGAACCCATCAAGATCGAGCCGTGGGGGCCCACCAACCAGCAGCCGCAGGAAATCGTGCGCATCGTGTACGATTCGGGCACCGCGGAAATGTGCCTGACGCGCCTGGCGCAGTTCATCGGCGGCAAGGGCTTCGCCAGCGAGGCCACGGCCAAGGCCAAAGCCAACCCGCAGCAAACGTTCAACCAGTTGCTGGCCGAAGCCAAGCACTACGCGGCCATGGGCATCGGCGTGAGCCTGGCCGTGCGCTACACGTTTGGCGGCGAGCCGGCCGAGGTGTACGTGGTGGAAACCGACGTGCTGCGCCGCGAGAAGAACGGCCCGCGCTGGGTGCACAACTACCAGCTGGCCAAGGGCAAGATGCCCGCCGGCGACAACCGCGTCTACCTCGGGTACGATCCGGTTGCCTCGGCCGACGACATTGCCGAAGAGGTGCTGGCCGCGGCCCTGCGCGACGAGTATTGGGGCCATCTGTACTACTCGTTTGAGAAGCGCGTGGCCCGCAACCAGTACGCCGTGCCCGGCTACTACGCCGCCAAAGAAGACCTGGAGTCTGATGCCGAACTCTCGCGCTACGACCGCAAGACGCTGAAAAACGGCTTCTTCCCGGACTCCATCCTGAAGGTGGTCGGCAGCAAGTACAACGACGAGCCCGACCCGGACTGGGTGCCGGGCGAAGGCCAGACCGACGAGCACCGCCCGTACATCACCTCCCCGGACATGGACGCGCTGCGCACCACGGTAAAGGATTTGAAGGGCTCCAGCACCGAAGCGTCGGTGATGATTCTGGTAGCCGACAAAGCGGAGGAGATGCCCGAAATCGACATGATCGACAAGGGCCCCAACTCCAAGGGCCTGACCGACATGACGGCCCGCATCGAGGGCAAAGTGTACCGCCGCATGGGCGTGCCGCCGGTGCTCTGCGGCGTGGCCGAGCCGGGCGTGCTGGGCAGCAACCAGCAAATCGTGAACTCCATCAAGCTCTTCGGCTTGGTGGTGGAGCCGGCCCGCGCGCTCATCACCGAGCCGCTGCAGCAGTGGTTTCCGCACCTCGACTTCACGGTGGCGCCGCTCGATCCGGTGGACTACATCGACCCGGCGGTGCTGGCCAAGATGACCGACGACGAAATCCGCGCCATCCGCGGCTTGCCGCCCATCGAGAAGCCGCAGGATACGGAGTCGGAGAAGCTGCTGAAGGCGCTCAACTCGCTCTCGCCCATTATCGCTACCAAGGTGCTCGACCGCATGAGCGACGAGCAGATTCTCGGCCTAGTCGGTCTGGAGCCTTCAGCTAAACCTAAGCCCAAGCCCAACGCATGAGCCAGCTCCTGATTACGAAAACCGACTTTCCGGCCTTCTACCCGTTGTCGATCAACGTGGCCGACGAGCTGGTGAACCCCTACATCGGCAAGGCCCAAACCTTCGACGTGCGGTCACTGCTTACCGCTGCCGAATGGGCGGGCTTCGAGCGCAACCTAGGCAACGGCTTAGGTGAGTTTCCGGGCATCGAGTTCGACCCGGCCGACTTCCTGGCTACGCCGCCCGCCTCGAGCTGGGATGATAATAAGCTAGCCGCGCTGTGGAACGGCTTCGTGCGCCCGCTGCTCGTGTGCGAGTCTTTTCGGCGGTTGTTCCTCTGGCACGGCACGCACATGACCCAAAACGGGGTGGAGGTCTTCACCGACCTGAACAGCCAGCCCATCAGCGCGCAGCGCCGCGCCGAGCTAAAGGCCGACATCGAGGCCGACCGCAGCCTCTACCGCGGGCGCCTCGAAGCCGCGCTGCGGGCGTATCGCGGCACCACGACCACCACTTGCCACCCCACCCGCCGGCGCCCTGGCCGCGGCGGGCTCCACACTTACGCCGTCTAACTCCGTGGCCTACTCGCTCTCCCAACTCAAGACCTTTTTCCGCCAAGCCATCAAGGTGGTGTCGGGCGGCCCGGCCGACCGCACCCGCGGCGCGGACTTAATCACGGCACTGGACCGGGTAGCCGAAGCGTCGGTGCTGAAAAACGACCTGACGCAAAGCCTCGGCAACGCACCCGACAAAGCCCCCAGCGAGAAAGCCGTAGCAGCGGCGCTGGCTAACCTAGGGGGTGGTACCGCCTTCTCGCCGTTCGCAGCTGGGGATTACGGCATACCGCAGGCCCTCAACTCGCAGGCCGCGCTGAACACCTACGTGCTGCAGAAGCTGCAGGGCTTGGCGCCCACGGCGCCCGTATCGGTGGTACCGGTGGTGAGCATCACCAGCCCGGCCGCGGGCACGACTGTGACGGCGGGGCAGTCGGTTACGCTGGTGGCCACCGCGACCGACAACATGGCCGTGACCTCGGTGCAGTTCTTCAACGCCCTCGGCGTGCCGCTGGGCTTCGGCGTGAAAAACGGCAACGAATACTCGCTAGCCATCACGGTGCCCACCGGGGCCACGGGCAGCTACGCCATCACGGCGGAAGCGAAGGATGCCGACAACAACAAGGCCACGGCCACGGTGACCCTCACGGTGCAGGCCAGCACTACGCCCACGAACCCGGGCAACACCACGCCCGACGCGCCTACCTGGAGCTTCGACAGCAACCTGCGCGTGCTCACGCTCTCGCACCCGCTCGGCTCGTCGGAGCTGGAGTACTCGGTGAGCGGCGGCGCATATCAGGCGTACGCGCCCCTAAGCATCAGTGACGACGCCCACGCGGCGGGCAAGTGGAAGGGCCGCGTGAAGGCCGCGACCGGGCGCAATGCTTCGGGCACCGCCGACAGCCCGGCCATTGCGGCTAAGGCCACCTCGCCGGTGGTAACGAACATGAGCCCGGCCAGCGGGCCCATCGGCACCGTGGTGACGTTTACCGGTACCGGCCTCAACCAAGTGCAGTCGGTGAGCTTCGGCGGGTCGGGGCAGATCAGTATTTCGGCTAATGCCGGCGGCACGCAGCTCACGGCCGCCGTGCCTTCGGGCGCCAGCTCGGGCAATGTGGTGCTCAACTTTCCTGGGGGCTCGATTACGGCAGGCACGTTTACAGTGACTGCACAAAACTTCACCAGCTACAACGTCATCTACGGCGGCAACTCCAACGTGGAAGATCGAGGCGACTGCTTTCCCGACCGCACCGCTTCATTCCTAGCTGGCGAAGGCGATTATACCCACTACAACGGCGGCTCAGGCGGCAAAGGAATTGATTGGATGTTGGAGAACTTCCAGCTGCATGTTGGCAGTCGCATGGTAGCCGGCCGGGGCAACATCGTGGTGGGCATGGAAGGCACGAACTCGATGGGCGGCAACATCGGGCAAGCCATGTGGAACAAAACCACGCAGACGCTTACCGCCTCGGGGGTTGCTTACTGCGACAGCGTGAAGCAGTGGATTCAGCAGTGCTACGACGCCGGGGCGTACAAAGTGTTCTGGATTTCGACCCTGCCCAAAACCACCGTTAGTGGCTGGTCGGCGGGCTGGGACCAAGAAGGGCGGCTGCACAAAGCCACCAACGCCAAGCTGGCTGCAGAAGTCGGCAGCATTGGCCCCGATGGCCGCAAGGCTACTTACATCGACTTGGACAACGGCAAGTCGCTGATTGGTGCACAAGGAACAGCCGACTTTGGGCAGGATGCGGGGTACTCTTCCTACGCCGAACTATTAACGGCCAACGCCCCAGCGGGCTACGAAGCAACGGGCTATCTGGCCAACACCAACTACTTCTATTCGGAAGATGGCGGGGTGCGCTACATGCTCGTGCACTTGAACGGCAACGGCTTCAACGTGCTAGGCCGCATCGTGGCCGACTACATCCTGAGCTTGACCAAAGGCACAGCCCTGCCAAATCGTTCGCAGTACGGTGCACCTGCTCCGCCTGTTAATACTGAGCAGGAGGTAGATTGGGTCAACATCGCGGGCAACATCGTGACGTACAATCCGACCACCAAGCGCGTAGGCGTAAGTGGCAATGAATCCTTCGGCGCGGGAGCTAACTCAAGCAAGGCGCTGGCAGCACCTGGGAAACTGAAGGTGCGGGCTGGTAATTCAGGTTCGCAGATGGTAGGCTTGAATAACCAAGCCTCAGGCGTCTCATTTACCGATATGCGTTACGCCCTGTTTTTCGAGGACACGGCGTACTCCAAGTGGAGCATGGGCGCCAACCTAGGTAAGCTGCGCAGTGGTGTTACCCGTGGAGTAGGTGCAGTAGAACTGACCTTCGACGTGCAAGTCGATAAGGTAGATGTGTACCTCGACAACGAAACAACTCCGCTAGGAACGTGGGACGGCGCGGTAACCTTTCCAATTTGGATCGACTGCAGCCTAAGTATCACGAGCAACTATGTGGAAGCTCCGAGAATCGACGGGCCAAGTGCCGTCAACACTCCGACGTAAAGCCAAGAGGATGCCTGCCTAGCCGTAGTGGTTAGGTGGGCAAATCCTCCTTCTTTACTCGCGCCCACTCCTCTTCATCGGCCGGGTAGGGTATGTGAGGCACGTCACCTAGAGGCGTGGTGAATATCACCCAGGCACGGCGAAACCAAGCAAATACACTGTGTAGCATACTACAATACTACGAAGAACCGTCACCAAAAGCGATTCAATAGACGGAGGTGTATGCCGATATTTGCCCCTTATGTCACAAGTACAGACGAGGTATTGGCCTGATTTATTACGCGTCCTAGCTACCTGCAGCGTAATCTTTCTTCACTACGCAGCCCCCGGCACTTCCCATCCGGTGGGCAGCTATAACTTTTGGGTAGGCAACGTTCTCGATAGCGCCGTGCGGGCTTGCGTGCCCCTGTTCGTGATGCTCAGCGGCGCACTGGTGCTGCCTTCTGATAGGCCCCTAGGCGAGTACTTATCGCGTCGCATGAGCCGCATCCTAGCGCCTGCTGCGTTCTGGAGCCTGATCTACTTGCTGTATAATCTCTACCGGAAGGACCAGGCTGAGGGCCCGCTTGGGATAGGGAAGACCGTTAAGTGGTCTTATGGGCAGTTGCAGCTCGGCACAGAATTTCACCTCTGGTATCTGTACATGATCATAGGCCTGTATCTATTCATTCCGATTCTAGGACGCTGGATCAGAGCCGCTCCAAGGCAAGAGATTCATTATTTCTTAGTTATCTGGGCTGTCGCTTTATTCGCGAGCTACCCGCTGCTGTACAAGTTCCGCGTTGCTATCGAGTTGCAATACTTCGGCGGCTATATCGGCTATCTGGTACTGGGATACTACCTGGCCCAGGTGCAGTACGTTAACCGGCCATTGGCGTGGTTGGCCATCGGCATCGGCTTTATCATCACCGTCGTGGGCACGTACTACGTGACGTTGCAGAATCAGCAGTTCACCGGCACGTACTTTAACTACTTGACGCCAAACGTAGCGCTGATGGCTGCCGGCATCTTTCATTTGGTACGAAATGCCGCGCCACGTGCTCTCGGACCAATAACTACTTTCATTGCAGCTAACAGCTTCACTATTTATCTAAGCCATGCATTGGTGCTTTTAGTATTCCATCACAACGGAATCAATGGCTACACAATAGAACCGCTACTAGGTATACCGCTGATGAGTCTCATATGCTTGGCTATATCATGTGTCATTGCGTGGCTAATCCAGAAATCACCATTAGCCAGGTATATCGCTGGTTAAACAAAATACTACTCATTCATAGGCCCCGCCCATTTGGCGGGGCTTTTTTGTGCCCTATAAGGGTGCGTGCAACAAGGATCCGCTTGCCAAGCCAATAGCCTGAAGGTGTGCGGGTAACTTCGTCGGGTATACTCCCCATCCCAGCGCCGATCTGCTTGTGGCCCCATTAACTCAAGACTCCGTCGCCGAAACGGCCGCGGAGCGCGAAAACCTAAAGACCCGCAACTGGGTGTTGGCCGGCGGCTTGTCGCTGCTGTTCCTGCTGGCGCAAAGCCTGCTCACTTACATCATCAGCAACGCGGCCGTGGAGATCAAGTCCACGAACGAGAAGCTGGCGCGGCTGGCCAGCACGGTGGAGGTCGAAGCCGTGCGCAACGAGGCGTTGCGCCAGCGGGTGGCCGACCTCGAAGCGGCCAAGGCCGACGCGGCCAAAACCCACCGCGACATCGAGGTGCGTCTGAACTCGCTCGAGCAGCGCGCCGCCGTGCACGATACCTGGATGACCTCGCACAAATAGTCCGATGAAAACACTCCTTACCCGCCTGTTCGTCACGAACTGGAAAACCACCGCGGCCGGCGTGCTGCTGCTCTTCTTCGGCGTTGCCTTCTGGCAGGGCAAGCTGACAGCCGGCGAAATGATTAGCGTTTTGACGGTGCTAGGTGGCGCCATCGGCATCCTAAGCAAGGACGGCGCCCGCACTGAAACCACCGTGGCCCGCGAAGACGTGCCGCCGCTTGAACCACCCGCCGGCACCGCGGTGCTCCTGGTGCTGCTGCTCTCTATAGGTGCGCTGGCGTGTACCGACCAACGCACGGCACAGCTCACCCGGCAGCAACAGCAGCTCGACAGCCTGCGCGCCGATAACCGCGCCCTGCAGGCCTGGATTGCCAACAACGACACCATCCACCGCGCCCGCCTGGCGGGCCACCAAGCCCAACGCGACTATGAGACGATTCGCCGCACTCCTGCTGCTGGCCTCAGCGATGACAGCCTTGCCGGCTTTCTCGCAAACCCCTACGGCCGCTAGCCAAATCTGCACGCCGCGGGTGCAAGCGGCCAAGAATGCCGACTCGCTACGCGCCCTGCCGGTGGTGCGCCGCCAATACGCCGCAGCGCGCACGGAAGCCGCGGCCCTAGGTCGGCAATTGGTGCTGAGCCAAACCCGCGTCGGCCAGCTTGATGCCCGCAGCCAGGAGCTGAACGGCGCGCTGGTAGCGCAGCTGCAGGCGACGACGCTGTGGAAAGTCAAGGCCCGCCGCCGCGGCTGGGTGATCGGCATCGGCGTCGGCTTGCCCGCAGCTATCGGCGCTTATACCTTGCTGCGCTAACCGTCATGGCACTACCCTCTGCCTACGCTTGGCTGCAAAGCGAAGGCGCCCCGAAAATCCTGGTCGAGGCCCTGAAGCTGTTCGGCGTGGCTGAGAAAGCCGGGCCGCAGCACAACCCAATTATCCTAGGCTGGCTGAAGGAGCTGGGCTTTACCTGGATCAACGACGACGAAACGCCCTGGTGCGGCACGTTTATGGGCATCGTGGCTAAGCGCGCCGGCAAGCCCGTGCACATCGATGCGGCCCGGGCCAAGAGCTGGCTCAAGTGGGGTACCGGCGTGACCACGCCCATGCTCGGCGACGTGCTGGTGTTCGATCGGCAAGGCGGGGGCCACGTGGGCCTTTACGTGGGCGAAGACGCGACCCACTACCACGTGCTGGGCGGCAACCAAGCCAACTGCGTGTGCATTGTGCGCATCCTGAAAACCCGGCTTACGCAAGCCCGGCGCACGGCGTGGACCTCGGCCCAGCCCGCCAACGTGCGGCGCGTGTGGCTTAGCCCGAAGGGCGCACACACCTCAATTAACGAAGTTTAGGACCTGATTTGCTATTATGGCATGAAGACAAAACGGCCGCCTGGTACCAGGCGGCCGTTTTGTCTTCATGCCAGATTTTAGCACCGGTAGTTGCAAATGCTCCAATAGAGCAAGAAGCAACCGAGTTGGTTCACGTTGCAAGCCAAGTCCCACAACGGATCGTTCTCTTGTTCAAGCTTGATCGCTTGCATGCACTTGCCGTAGCAGGTGGCCCGCCCTTGCAAATCGCCGCCCAGCACCTGCTCAACGGCGATGCCTTCTTTGATCGTCAAGCTCTTGATTAATTGGTTGTCGTCCGAGAAGGTGCTTACCACCCCCGAGTTGTCCCCGTCGTGCTTTACCGACACGATCAGGCCGTTGAACGTCTTCGGGCTCTCGGCCTGGTAGTACGCGTACAAATCCGCTTTAGTGCCATCCGGCCGCTCCAAGCGGAATGCCAAGGCCCGGAATCCGGTGTCCTCGCCTTCGACGGCCAACGTAACGCTGAGAATTTCTTCCAATTGGATCTTGCCTGCTCCGGAAGCCTCCAGCGCGTGGGCGCTTTCTGAGCTTAGGTAATGCTGCACGATTTCCGACTCGGCATCCACGCGCTCCACGCTCTTGACCGTCACACCGCCTTTGCCGGCGGTTGGGATGGTTGCCTCAACGTTGCGGCTGGTTGCCACGGCCGTCGGCGCGTTGGGTTTAACAGCTTGGTCTTGGCAGGAGTACAGCGCCATCGAAGAGGCGATGGCAGTTGCCAGGACCAGTACTAGCTTTTTCATAACGAAGATTGGTAATAAGGTTGTGGTTACGGAATACACAAACCTCAATCATTTCTGTCTCGGTTAACAGGAAGGTTTACCCGTACAGGGGACATTAGAATTAGTCAACAGAACCAGAATAGTACAATAGGCCAATTGTTACTGGCTCACCGCTTATCGCGGAATCGCTTCACAGTACAGCGTGGCTGTGACATCTAAGGATTTATATATAATCTCCTCCTGTAGAAGGCTTGTGCGCTGCCACCTGCCCAGCCGGTATGCAGAGGCGTCGGGAGGGGATGGTGGTTGACGAGACGCGGGGACTAATCTGTCCGCATGGCCACTGATTACCTAGGCGCAGCAACGGCCCAACTTGTCGATGTGATGGCGCACCCTACGCTTGGTTTGGCCTCCGGTCAAATAAGAATTCGTTGTACTCGGATAGCAGGAATACGCATCCAGTAACTACATACAGAACAGTGATTTAACCTGCGCAACTTGCGATAAACTTTCGTTTATGAGCCGTCGCAAAAAGTCAAGGAGAAAGAAGCGCCTCACTGCCGGTTTGCCTTGGATCCTGGCTGTGGGATCAGTTGCCTTGTTCAGCGGGTTGGTTGCCACGTTTGGCTGGTGACAATTGCTTAGCCGAGGGGCGCCCGGGTCGAGCTTTCCGCGCCGCGCCGACTTCTAGTTCGGCTTCGCAGGAAGCCTTCCAGTAGCCGTTATCAATCCGGTACAGGTTGCGGGTGCGACCGCGCCACGTGACCATTCACACGGCGCTGTCTTGGCGCAACGCACGGCACCCAGCAATTCATGCTTGAACTCGCCTAGGCGCAGCATCGACAGTAAAGCTAGCTGTGCTTTTTGGCTGACCACAGCGGCCGCTCCTCGATGGGGATGTGCAAGTACTCGTACACACCGGGCCGGCGCAGGTAGCGCTTTGACTCCTCCCACCGCGCTTGGTGCTTGGGGTCGGCAAATTCGTAGGTCCAATCCACCTCGGCCAGGAACGTAATGGGCAGCAGCATGCTGTAGTTGATGCCGACCCACTTGCCAAAGGGGTTGTCGGAGTACTCCGACCAGGTGAGCAGGCGCGGGGGTTGGCCTTGCGGGCCAATGGGCAAATACCAGTAAGGCGGTTCCATGGCGGCGAACCTAGGCGGCGCACGGCACGAATACAACTATATATGAACCCGACCAACGACCGACGCGCCGGCGGCTTGCTCGTGCTACTGGCCCTACTCTTAATCGTGCTGTTTGAGTTATTTTTCCGCTGGGGCGGCTAACAACAGACCCGTGACCAAACGAAAACGCCCTCCCCGGGCTGGGGAAGGCGCCTTGCGTGCGGCAGAAAAGTCGGTTGACGGTTAGCTTTTGCGGGCGAACAGCAGGTTCCACACCTTGCCGTGGCGGTACTGCTTGTAGTAGGGGCGGTGGGTGTAACGCTGTCCCTTGCGCATGGCCTTGCTGGCGGGCGTGTCGGCCACGGCCGGCGCGGCGCTGGCGGCTAGGGTTAGCAGAACGAGAACGAACGAGAGGGTGCGAAAGGCGTTGCGCATGGCAAGTAGGTGTGGTAAGAACGAGAGCGGCGATGCTCGATGGCTCAAAACAACACCCCAGGTTCCCCAGCCGCTTGCCTATTCGCTTAATGTCGAGCTTGGCTGTGCCGGTGCGCCAACCTGCTGTGCGAAGCAGAGTTAAGCCACTGGTTCCATTTCGGCCACCAGCCGCTTCACCTCGGCTCCCTGGACTGTGAGGGAGCCACCCAGATCAGGCCAGTTCACCACGCTGTCGCGCTGCTCGAGCACGTAGTTCTCGCGCTGCCGCGGGGTGGCAGCATAGAGGAACGTAGCGCAGGCCTGGGTGTACAGGCAGTGGCGGAACGTGCCGTCGGAGAGGTGAAAGTAGACGGCGGTGGCAGTGAGCTCGACGCGGTTGATGTTGGCCATGCTACAAAAGTAGTCGAGCAAAGCAGACTAGAATACTCTGCGCCGATCGGCAAAGAATTCACGAACGGCGTCCTCGGTAACAATGTACTTCGCCCCTATTCGCTGGTGCCTGAGCACACCTGCCTGCAACAGCTCGTATGCCTTGGTTTTACCACAGCCCAATCGCAGCGGTAGTCGGTCGTCGTATAGCAGTCCTGGGGTTGGTTCCTCTGCCAGTATGTATCGCCGACACAGGATTTCTTGGTAAGCCCTCTCTTCGGCGTAGCGTATGGCAATTTCACTTAACAGTTTCTGCTGCTGCTCCATGGTCAGATTGATAACGAATGGAAGGCTAGACAACGAAAACTCCTGATCCAT